ACTAACATCAACATGGAATAGGATTTTAAAACCTAGCAATGTTGAATTGTTCGAACTACTTAAAACTGATGAGATTAGTTTTAAGTCTAAAAAGTTGATGTACGTTTTAAAACGTAATGTTTCGACTTACAATTCTTTTAGTGTTGAGAACTTTAAAAAGCAACACATGGACTTGTTCGAGAAATACTCAACTTTAAACACTAGAACAACATGGTCTAGTGAGATTAAGGACTTGCAATCATGAGTAATGAGATTACAATACTTAATCAAATAGTTGAAAGTGAGAAAAGTAGTGATGTTAAAATACAAGAACTCAAAACTTTTTTGCACAAATATAAACAAGTCGCAAAACCAAAAATTGATTGGAAGTTGGTAGCGGGTCATTTAGATATGAGTATATTTGAATTCATATTGGATAACTTGCAAGATGAGAAAATCAAAAACTTTGGTCAATCGTTATCTAGTGAATTGTTCACAAAATTTGGATTAGATAGAACAATATCAGATAATCGTACTGACAATTAACCAATATCCCATTGGCGCAATAAGATGCGCCAATGGGCAATTTACCCTTTAAAACAACTTTACTTGGACTTTAAAAGAACTTAACTGGAACTTCGGATCCGAGCTGCCTGGCATCAGCTGCTTTCACCTGTAAATTCAGGGTCTCTATTCAAAAACATACTAGATATGGTGCTTTGACCCCACCCCACCCCCCAAATCTTGCGCATGTAACTTGACGATTGACATACGTGCAAACTTTCATAGAAATGATATAGTAAAAATACTTATGGATTTAGAGCTCTTACCAAAAGAAAAACTAATAAAATTAAAGAAATTATTAGATGCTGAAAAGATACTCAGTGCTAGAAATGACTTCCTTTTCTTTGTTAAACAGGTTTGGCCAGATTTTATCTGCAGAGATGCAACTGAACCTTCTGACTGGGGTCATCATCAAATAATCGCTGACAAACTAAACAAAGTCTCAGAGGGCAAGATTAAGCGTTTAATTATCAATATGCCTCCTAGACATACAAAATCAGAGTTTGCATCTTATTTGTTTCCAGCATGGATGATGGGACTCCGACCCAATGCTAAACTCATGCAGGTTTCTCACAATGCAGAACTGTCTTTTCGTTTTGGTAGAAAAGTAAGAAACTTAGTTGATAGCGATGAATATAAAAAAATTTTTTCTAATGTGGGACTCCAACAGGATAGTAAAGCTGCAGGTCGTTGGGAGACTTCCCAAGGGGGTGAGTATTTTGCAGCTGGTGTCGGAGGTGCCATAACGGGTAGGGGTGCAGATATATTAATTATTGACGACCCGCACACCGAACAAAACGTAATGTCGGACTCTGCTATGGAGAAGACGTATGATTGGTATGTGTCAGGACCTAGACAACGTTTGCAACCGGGTGGTTCTATCGTAGTTGTAATGACTCGATGGGCGACGGACGATCTTACAGGTAGACTAATTAAAGCTCAAGTAAACCCTGGCGCTGATCAGTGGGAGGTCGTTGAGTTTCCAGCGCTGCTGGACGACGGACAACCAGTATGGCCAGAGTATTGGAAGAAAGAGGAATTAGAAGGTGTAAAAGCATCAATACCTCCTCAACGTTGGAATGCACAATACATGCAAAATCCTACTTCTGAAGAAGGCGCTATTATTAAACGAGAATGGTGGAGACCATGGGAACATGAAATACCAAGACTAGAATATGTAATACAATCGTATGATACAGCATTTAGTAAAAAAGATTCTGCAGACTATTCTGCAATTACAACTTGGGGTGTATTCACACCTGATGAGGATTCACCAAAGTGTTTGATGTTACTAGACTCATTAAAAGGTCGTTGGGATTTTCCTGAATTGAAAGCTGTAGCAATGGATCAATACTCTTACTGGAATCCTGAGTCCGTCGTCATTGAAGCAAAGGCAACGGGTATGCCTCTAATTCAAGAGCTAAGAAGAACTGGTATCCCTGTGCACGAGTTCGTGCCTGGTCGTGGAAAAGACAAGGTTTCAAGGGTAAATGCAGTCTCGCCTGTGTTTGCATCAGGTATGGTATTCTATCCAGCTGACCGTCAATTTGCTCATGAAGTGATTGAGGAGTGTGCAGCGTTCCCTAACGGAGAACACGATGACCTCGTGGACAGCACCACCCAAGCTGTGTTAAGATACCGAGAAGGAAATTTTATATCTGCGGATTATGATTATGAGCCGACGGACAAACAACCATTGCCGACGGAACGTAAATATTATCCTTGCTAGGAGTAATTATGGCTGACAACAATACTATACTTGACTATGGAGAAATAGAAAATTTAGATGAAGCTAAATTACAAGAAGCCAAGAAAAAATTTCAAGATACAGCTTACACACTTTTAAGAGACACAGCTCCTATCACTGGAGAATTACAATCGTACAAATATGCAATGCAAGATGCAGAGGCTTTAGCAAAAGCAGCGAGAGGAGAAGAAGGTTATGATGACATGACTCCACTTGAAGCTTTAGGTTATGTTGGTTTAACTGGGCTTGGTGTTGCAGGAATGATTCCATTTGTGGGTCCTTATGCAAGAAAAGCCGCTAGCGGTATTCGTGCACTGATGCCAAAAAGAAGAACACAAGGAATCTATGAAGCATCGGAAAGAATAAATTCACAATTAAGAGAAGCTATACTTAACGATCCTAGATACCAGATCTTTGTTGATGGACTCCCAGAATACAGACAAGACTTAAATTTACCTGAGAATATAGCTGAGTTTAGAAATATTTTTAGAAATAATCCTGAAAGAATGGCAGAACTTAATAATTTGTACTCAACAAGAACTAGCGTAAAGCAAACTCCTTTAATGACTGAAAGAAGTATGAAACGTATTGAAGATGATTTTAATGCAAAAAAAATTAAAAATTCAAAAGCACTTACTGTTCAAGCAGAACCTTTAAGTTTTGGTAAAAGCAAAAGACAATTAAAAGTTGATAACATTACTGAGTTTATGGGATCTGCAGCTTGGGACTATGTTAAAAAGGGTGGTAATGAATTTGCTAAACCAGCTCAGTGGATGGGCTTTATGAAAGGATCCTTAAACAAAGGAATTAAAGCTGAGGAATTAGAGGATGCAGGTTTACTTATATTTAATAAAAAAGGTGAACCTATTGGAGGAGATCTATTTGAGTTAAGTAAAAAATATCCTGATAAAAAAATTTCAAAAGCAGAAGTATTATCTGTTCTTGAGACAAACCCAGCATACAAAACAAAAATTAAAAATTATAGTTATCCTTTAAATGAAGCAGAGATTTTAAATGTAAATAAAACTTTTAGATTATTTAATGATGATGTTCAAAGAATGCTTAGTGATAAAATATTAGATACACCTGTAAATCAAAGACAACCTCTTAAAAATTTAATTACAAGTTTAGAAGCGGATTCAAAAAATCTAACTGCTATTGGTCAAAAATTTTCTGCATCTAAAACTCAATTAGATCAAGTTGTTGATACAAAACAAAGGTTAATAGATTTATTACCTACCCTTAAAGATAACGAAAAATTAATTGTTAGAAATTTGATATCTGATTATGACAAATACGAAGCATTGGCTAAAAAAGGTTTGACCACAACAAACATGCCAAGACACAAATCTGTGTTTGCTGAGGGTGGTTATGATTATAGAGAAAAAGTAATTTATTTAGATGAATCTTTACCAGGTAATGAATCAGCTAAAAAAATATTTTCATCACATTTTAATGATCCTAATCCCATTGCACATATAAGATTTAATACTAGAGGTATAGATAATTATGGAGATACTTATTACATAGGTGAAATACAATCTGATACAGGACAATCTATTTCAAAAAAATTAGCGAAGGTAGGCGTTAATGAACCAATAGATCTTGTAAGAAATAACCCTTTTAAAAATAAAATTATAAATTCTACACTGAAAAGAGAAATAAATGAAAAGATAACAGAGATAAATAAACTAACTGATATAGCTAACGAGAGACCACTTTCGCCTCCTGAGTTTAAAAAATTAAACGAATTACAAAAAGAGAAAAAAATTTTAGAATCTAATTTTCAAATCAGACCATCGCAAGTAACTGGTAATGAATATTATGGTCAAAGCTTTTCATCAAAGGAAGGAACTTATGATTTCTATCCAATGATGAAAGAAGCTACATGGACAAAACTTGCACTGAAATCATTAATACAAGATGCAAGAAAAAATAATGTAAGATATATAGCTATCGGTGCTGCTGATGATTATTTATTAAAACAAGTAGGACAAAAACAGAAGCTGGAACAATACTATGGATTAAGCGGTGATCAATTAGAGGGCAGTTTTAGAAAAGTCCCAGGTAAAGATAGGGTTTTAAAAAATTTAGATGGCAAAGCAGTTGGAAAATACAGAGATTACAAATCAGGAATATTAGTTAGCACTGCAGTTGTACCGAAAGCAATGCAAGAGATTGCAAAAGAATTAGGTGCCAAAGTAGTTGTTAAAAAGGTTATGAAATCAGATGTAAATAAACCTTTTAAAGTAACAGACTCAGATGGGAAAATTGTTGGATCCTTCACGTCAAAAGCTGAAAGAGATAATTTTTTGAAAATTGACAAAAACGATTTCTACGAACCATTGGATATAACTGATATTAATGACCCTAGAAATTACAATACAAATGTGGTATTAGATTTAGCAGGCTCGAGCACGGGCAGAATGAAGGCATATAAACTTGGAGGATTGGTAGAAGTAAAACGTGAACACTTTGCACCATTATTTGGATGATAGATAGAGCAATCAAAACATTGGCAGCACAACCCAATCCAGCAGGACAAATCAAAGATGAGGTTTCAAGAGCTCAACAAGTTGGCGGTGGGATAGAAAAATTTAAACAAGATAAAGGTTTAAAACTTAAAAAAGGTGGCATTGTTTGCCGTGGACAAGGTATGGCTAAAAATAAAAAAATAACTAAAATGTATTAATGTCAAGAGAAGATTTAGAAATTATTGATACGACCGCTGGAAATAATCCAGAGCAAGTAGATACAGTATTAGATGAAGATGATAATGTAATAGCTGGTGTAGAACCAGTTATTCAACAAGAAGAACAATTTTTTTCTAACTTAGCAGAAACTTTAGATGAATCTATTCTTTCACAAATAGGTAGTGAACTTGTTTCAAATTATGAAGACGATAAACGTTCACGACAACAATGGGTGGATTCTTATGTTAAAGGATTAGATTTATTAGGTTTCAAATATGAATCACCAGCCCGTCCTTTTCTTGGGGCAGCAGGAGTAACTCATCCCTTACTTGCGGAGTCAGCAACTCAATTCCAAGCGCAAGCCATCAAAGAGTTATTACCTGCAGGGGGACCTGTAAGAACAGAAGTGATAGGAGCACAGACTGATGAGAAAATAAATCAAGCTGGTCGTGTAAGAGATTACATGAATTATATGATAACATCGGTCATGAAAGAATACACTCCAGAAATGGATCAGATGTTATTCTTACTTCCTCTTACAGGTTCTTCGTTCAAAAAAGTTTACTATGATCCAGTTTTAGGAAGAGCTTGTGCTAAGTTTATTAAGGCAGAGGACTTAGTTGTTCCATACAATGCAACTGATTTATCTGATGCATTAAGAATATCACAAGTATTACAGATGTCACAAAATGATTTAAGAAAATTACAAGTAAGTGGTTTCTATAGAGATATTGATTTACCAAGACCAAGTTATAAATCAGATAAAGTTCAAGATAAAATGAATGAGATTGAGGGTGTAACATCTACTGATAATAGACAAGCAAATGCGCTATATAATTTAATAGAGGTACATACAAATCTTGACATAGATGGTTACGAAGATCCAAACGGTATCAAAGTTCCTTACATTGTAACAATTGATGAAGATTCAAGAAAAGTTTTATCAATTTATAGAAACTTTGAGGAGAATGATCCGTTAAGAAAAAGAAAAGATTTTTTTGTTCATTACAAATTTTTACCTGGTTTTGGTTTTTATGGTAATGGCTTAATTCATACAATAGGCGGACTATCAAGAACAGCCACAACAGCTCTAAGACAATTATTAGATGCGGGAACATTATCAAATCTTCCTGCTGGTTTTAAATCAAGAGGTTTAAGAATAAGAGATGATTCAGAGCCTTTGCAGCCAGGTGAGTTCAGAGATGTAGATGCACCGGGTGGAAATATAAAAGATCAATTTCAGTTTTTACCATTCAAAGGACCAGATCCAACTCTTTATCAACTTTTACAATTCTGTGTAGATTCAGGAAGAAGATTTGCATCAGTAGCCGATATGAAAATGGCAGACATGAACACACAAGCTCCTGTAGGAACTACAATGGCGGTCCTTGAACGAGGGTCAAAAGTCATGTCAGCGATTCACAAAAGATGTTATTATTCAATGGGTCAAGAATTCAAAATGTTAGCTGGAGTTATTGCAGAATCAGTGCCAATGGAATATCCATATGATGTCGTTGGAGCAAGTAGATTAATTAAACAATCTGATTTTGATGACAGAGTAGATATTCTTCCAGTAGCAGATCCTGATATTTATTCGATGACACAACGAATTCAAATAGCACAAGCATCACTAACACTAGCACAATCTAATCCACAAATGCATGATATTCACGAAGCTTACAAAAGAATGTATCAAGCATTAGGTGTTAAGAATGTTTCAGGTATTTTAAAACCACCACCAGGGCCGCCAAGACCTTTAGATCCTGCAACAGAGAATACTGGAGCATTACAGATGGTGATTCCAAAAGCATTTCCGCAACAAGACCACAATGCACATATTGCAGCCCACATGTCATTCATGACATCAAGAATGGTGCAGATAAATCCACAAATTTATGGTCTATTACAAGGTCATTTAATGGAACATGTGTCATTACAGGTTAAACAAGAAGTGTTAGCTATGTTCCAACAGAACCAAAGCATGGCTCAACTCCAACAAACAGACGAAGAAGCGTTTTCAATAGAGTTTGAAGCTGAAGTTGCACGAAGAATTGCTCAAAAAGTGCAAGAATTAGTAACAATGGAGCAACAATTCCAGTCTCAACAGAATCAAGACCCACTTTTAGCACTAAAAACACGTGAATTAGATCTTAGAGCAATGGATATTCAACGAAAAGCACAAGAAGAGACTGCAAAAATGGAATTTGAAGCCAATAAATTTTCAGCACAGCAAACTTTAGGCGAGGACAAGTTGAATTTAAACGAAGAATTAGGTAAAAAGAGGTTAGAACTACAAGAAGAAAAACTAAATCAGGAGAAAAAAGGTAATGAATAGAAAAAAAGAGCCTAGTGCAAGACGAAAAAGAAGATTTGGAGAAAGAAGTGTTCCAAAAAAAAGAAAAGATAGTAAAGATCCAAGATTTGGTTTAGAATTTAAGGAAGGGACACCTCCTTTAGGGACATCCGATCATTTAGACAATCCAGTAATTGCCATTGAGGTAAAAAGTGGAGGTATGGCAGGTAAAAAATCAGGACCACCACCGAAAAGTGGACCAACACCACACGGAATGAAAAAAGGTGGTATTGCAAAAGGTTGTGGTAAAGTCATGGGAGACAGAAGGAAAGTTACAAAATATTACTAATGAGAAAAAAAGTAAAAAAAGTTATTAAAGGTTTAGAAAAAGCATCTAAAACACACGCTAAACAAGCAAAAATTTTGAAAAGCGGATTAAAAGTTTTTAAAGCTAGAGGTGGAAGAGACATGGGTGCAGGTTCATCTGGAATGGGTGCAGGTAAAACTGGAGGTAATTTCGGAGGTTCAGGTGCTGTTGATACTGGAGATTTAGGTTCGGAAGCAGCAAACGTTGCAGCCAATGTCTCGGCAACTTCTCATGGAGGAGGCAGTGGAAATGGTGGTAATACTTCACCCTCACCTTCACCGTCAGGTGTTACAGTAAGAAAAGGACCTGTTCAAGTTCCAAATCTTGGACTTACTGCTATGGCTTTTAATGCAATTTCTAAAAGCCTTTATGATGCGAAAAATTTAAAAGAACAAAAAGAAATAGATCCTTTAGGTGGTGAGATGCTCACACAAGGAAAAAGAACTGGACCTACAAACACTGGAGGACGTGGAGACGGTGGAAACAATGAACCTATGATAATTAAAAAACCTACATTGATGGCTAAAACACCAAAAGTTCCAATGCCTCTTAAAAAAGTGAAGCCAAAAATGTTCGAATTTAATTTTAACGAAGGTGGATTAGTAAGAGGATCAGGAAAAATCTTGAAAGATAGAAGAAGAAAGGTTAGAATATTCTAATGTGGTTTCAAGCGATTAAATTAGCAATGTCTACGGGAAGCAAGATTTATGCTAACCGTCAAAAGACAAAACAAGCAATGTCTGATGCACAATTAATGCATGCAGAGCGTATGGCTCGAGGTGAGGAGGCTTATCAGGGTAAATTATTAGAAAGTAGACAATCAGACTGGAAAGATGAGGCAGTTTTGATAATTCTTAGTTTGCCCGTAGTGGTGTTGGCCTGGGCAGTCATATCAGATGACCCGTCCGCTATGGACAAGGTTAAATTGTTTTTCGATATGTTCTCGCAGCTACCTTCCTGGTTCACAAATTTGTGGATTTTGGTTGTGGCATCGATATATGGCATCAAGGGAACACAAATCTTCCGTAACGGAAAGAAATAGTGGATTACGCTACAATCAAATATATTCAACAAAAGATTCTCAAACCTAAGATCGAGAGTTATACAGAAAAGGTTATAATTGGAGTTGACAATTTCAACGAGTATAAATATATTACAGGACAAATCAGGTCTCTAAAAGATCTGCAACAAGACCTAACGGACTTGTTTAAAAAACAGGAGCAAAATGACGACGATAATAACGCCGAAGGCGCAGAAGACTGATAATGGTCTTCTAAATGCTTATAAGTCTAAAGAAGAAGTTGAAAAACTTTATTTAGATTCTGAAGCAATAGACAAAAAAACAATCGATAAATTACCCCAACCAACCGGATGGAGACTATTAGTTTTACCATACTCTGG